AATCTTAACATCGCCTGTGCCTTGTAAGTGCAACATTTCTGAAGGACTTGTAGTACCTATACCTACTCTATTATTAGAAGAATCTATTGCTAATGTAGTAGAATCAAATGTTGCATTACCTGTAAATGCAGGTGCTGCTAATGGTGCTTTTAATGCTAAACTATTAGTAATTGTAGTAGAAAAACTTGCATCATCATTAAGTGCAGCAGCAAGTTCATTAAGTGTGTCTAAAGCAGCAGGTGCAGAATCTACTAATCCTGCTACTTCGTTATCTACATAGGCTTTTACTGATTGCTGTGTAGGCACTTTTGTTGCCGAGTTTGACGACATATTATCTTCATCTACAAAACTATCTATTGTTATAGAACCATCAGTAAGATTAGTGAACTCTACATTATCACCATCAAGTATTAAAGGTGTATTAGTACCATCTGTAAATTTTAGTGAGGTAGTGCTTGGATCACGTCTTAATTCAAAGATGCCTTGACTATTTGATAATTTTAAACTTGCTCTTGTGTTAGCAGCAGTTGCTACATCTACTTGACAATTTACACCTTGTTTAGATTGAAATCTAAATTGTGGATTTGTATCACTATCTGAAAATACTTTTAAATCACCTTGTATTACTGTGTCTTTGGCTTTTAGTTTACCTTTAACTTCTACTTCGCCATCAACACTACCATCAGGTGTAGGCGAGGAAACATTTATTATAGATGCTTCCCCACCAACTTTCAAAGGTTGTTTATCATTAGACAAAGGATAGCCATCACCTAAAGTGACTTCATTAACTAAACTACCATCTTTTGTCTTTTTATAAGGCATTAATCTACTCGTAACCCCTTAATGAATCCTCTTACAGCTGAACCTACAAAGTTATCTAGTAGATCTACAAACCAAGGCTCTATAGTCTTATTCCATATACCTTTTGTAAATTTCCACTTAGATAACCCTAAAGTCATAACTTTACCTGCTGAGTAGCATATTGACTCAACCCAACCACAAATCTCTTTATTTGGCACCTTTTTGAGGATATATAGTGCTATTCCACCACCAGTACCACCCATTAACAATCCTGAATTACTCATTAAAAAATCTAACATATTGTTTCTCCTATTTATACTTTTTTATTATTGGTCTTATTTTACTCCACAACTCATCGTCTTTTTTTGATTTAGTTGTTTTGACTATCAAATCACCAATCATTAACAATACAGAAACTCCACCTTTTTTGGCTATCCATCTAGCTAATAAGACTTTAATCATTTTTTGTTTCCATCTATTAGCTCACCCCATAATGAAGTTCTGCCATTTATTATCTGTATTATGTGAACTGTAAATAGTCCACCTTTAAAAAAATCTACTATTGCAAATGCGTGCGCCCAGTTAATCGGTCTACCACCAAGCCAAGAGTTTGCTTCGTCACTCATATCTTTTAAACATCCGATACTCCAAGCAGACCTAGGTCCGTCTTTATGGGTAACAGACATTTGCTGGAGTTCGTGCCAATGTCCATACATAATATTACAACCAAGTTTACGCAAATGGTTGGAAGTATGATATTGCCCTCCATAATGGTGTCCGTGATATAGGTATAATTTACCTAATTTTAAGTGTTTTCCAAAGGGAATATATTTATATCCTCTATCCTTTAGATTAACTGCATTAGCAAATTTATACTGAGGTATGTAAGGATACTTTTCTACAGCAAAGTTTAACCAGTTATCGTGGTTACCTTCTGTGATGTATCTCTCGTGACAATTAACTTTGTCAAGAACCTCATCAATCTGATCCATACCAGCATTAACATCTTTTACATCTTGTTCGAAATCTTCTATAAGGTATTCTAATGGTGGAGCTTTTTTTCTTTTAAATCTCCAAGCACTAAATGCGTGCCATTCCCCAACATCACCTATATCTACATACGCATCAGGCTTAACTATCTCTATAGCTTTTTTAAGGCAGTTTATGGCTGGTTGGTCGTGTAGAGGAAAGTGTTTGTCAGGCGTTACAATTACTCTTTTAACTACGCCTCTATCCATCTATTTTATCTCACTTTTTATTTGTTTTATACGATATAAAAAATATGCGATAAGCACTACCATATATCCCATTTCTATTACTGGACCAAATAAATCAATACACTTTACAAAATATCCACTTAACCCAAGCGTACCAACTTTTATACTGTCAATGTCCAAAATCCACCTCTTTTACCCTATCGCTTAATTCTTTTGCTCTGTTAGGTGTCTGTTTCGCCCAAAGGCTATCTAGCATCTCTACTGATGCTTCTTCAAACTGTCTGTCCTGTAAATAAGAAATAGTTTTCTTAAACTTAGAAAAACCATTTACACCTAACTGATAACACATCTCTAAAACAACATCTTTGATCTCTTGTGGCATATACATAAACCAACTAAACTTAAAATTAACACTATCTTCTAAATTGTGTAATTTACGTTCAAGAATAATGTCGCATATATCTCTATCTAATTCTAAATCTTTTATGGCAAATCCGTAGCCTATAGTATCTATACCTAAACTATCTTTATAAACTATACCTACATAACCTTCGTGTTTTTTAATGCTGTCTATTAAGCTCATTTTTTCTTTCTAAATATTTTATTATAAAAGGAGGGAGTAAAAACTCCCCCCTTTATATATTGCATTTAGTCTATACTATACGTTTTTAGATAAACCAATGATTCTTCTGTCACCAGCAGTAGCAGAGTTTCTAACTGCACAACCATAGATAGCATCTACAGTAATTAAGTCAGAAAGTTCTGTGTGTTGGTAAGATTGTTGTACTCTTGGTGATTGAGCAGCAGCATAATATAATGCTGAGTTATGAATACAGAATCCTCTAAGAATGTCATCATTAGTAGTATCATTTGTATCAAAACCAGTCCAAGCAGTTACGCCTTTGTCTGCATCAGCAGAAACAGCACCTACATCTAAGTATGGAGATTGTGTAACCACAACATTCATTCCTAAAATGTTACCTGCAACACCTGTAGAAGCGAAATCAGCACCTAATGGTCCTGCTGTACCTCTAACAAATCCTGCTGCTGAATCTAAAGCTGCTAAAGAAGCATATAAAGTAGGACTTAAAACCATTGTCCAACCTTCTGTACTTCCTGTTTCAAGAATTACTGCTTTAAATATGTCATCAATATTACCTGCTGCAAGAGCATCGCCTACTTCTAACATATCTACAGTATCTTGTGTAGCACCTGATGTACCACCGTGAGCTGTAGTTAGATTATCAACTATTTTATACATTAAATAATTATCAACACCTCTACCTATTGCATAAGCTAATTGGTCAGAATACATATTAAATAAATTGTATGATGACTGAGCTTTTAATGCGTCAGGAATCCATAAAGAAGTTACTTTATGTTGATCTATACTTAATGAAGTTTCAGTTGCTACCATTGAACCACCTGAAGCTACGTCAGAAGCAATAGGTGTACCTTGTGCAACATCACCTAATGGTGTAACACCAATGTGTGGTAGGTGTATTTTATCTGCACCAACAGCTTCAGATGATAAATCATTAGCTAAAGGTAACATTACTGTATTTGTTCTGAATTTATCAAGAATTGCTTGACCCCATACTTCAGGTACAAATTCTTGTCCTACTGAGTCAGCTGCAGCAGCAGATGCACCACCTTGCAGCATATTAATATCTAATGGATCACTTATGTTTGCCATTTATAAAACCTTCTCTTTCTATTTTTTAGCAAAAGATTTTACGATGTCTTTCCAATTTCTTTCTTTGTCTTGTTTTGACATTTTATGCCAATCATCAGACACAGGCTTTCCTTTAACAGTACCTCTAACACTTGGTTCTGTAGGAGTTACAGATTTTAGCTCTGACACCATAAACTCTAATACTTCTAAGTCTTTGTTTTTGAATTGTTCACGCTTATCTTCAGGTAACTCAAGTAACAAATCAGATTTTCTCTTATCTATAATAGCTGTGTATTTTTCTTTATACGAAGATAAAGATTCATTTTCAGTTTCTAACTTTTCAGCTAGAGTCTTAAACTCTTCTTTTTCTTTTAGCTTTTTATTTTCTTGAGCTTCTAATTGTTTTGTTATTTCAGCTAACTTATTTTCAGCTTCTTGAGCTCTTTTTCTATACTTCTTGCTTTCTGCTATGTACTCATTCTGAGCTGGTTCTTGAGTTACATTCTCTGTACCATTATCCACTACTGTTTCATTTGATACTGTTTTTTCTTCAGTCATACTGACTCCTATATATTGTATATTTGTTGTTTCAAAATACTATATCTTGCTTTTTCCATACATTGTAACTTAACTTATAAAGGTAGAAATATGCAAGATTTAAATAATTACAAAAAAAAATGGTTTGATTATTTAGGTTACAAACCTCATGCAGGACAAGATAAATTGCACTTTCCTACTAAAGAATCTGCAAGGTTTTTTGTTATGGTTTGTGGGAGGAGATTTGGAAAGACAACTGCAAGTGCTATGGAAGCGACATTTTATGCCTCCCAGCCTAATAAAAGAATTTGGTTAGTAGGCTTATCATACGATAAAGCTGACCTTATGTTCCGAGAAATATGGCAACTTATGGTTATAGGACGTTCTAATGATGTAATTAAAGCTTCTGAAAAAGAAAGATATATTAAGTTTAAATGGGGAACTACTGTTGAAGCTAAATCAGCAGACAACCCTGATTCACTTGTAGGTGAAGGTTTAGACCTGCTGATAATAGATGAAGCTGCCAAAGTAAAGCCAAGAATATGGGATATGTATTTATCACCTACTTTATCAGATAGAAAAGGTAAAGGTATATTTATATCAACACCTGAAGGGTTTAATTGGTTATATGATTTATTTTTATTGGGAAAAAGTGATGAACTTTGGGAATCACATCAAGCACCATCTTGGGATAACCAATATTCATTTCCAAAAGGTCAAAGTGATCAATTCCTTATTGAGAGAAAAAGGAATATGTCTAAAGAACTTTTTGACCAAGAGTACGGAGCACAATTTACATCGTTTGAAGGTAGGGTTTATCCTTTTGATAGGAATATTGATGTCGGCTACTATCCTTATAACCCACATCTTCCTACTTTTTGTAGTATTGATTTTGGGTACAG